ATACTGAGCTTACGCAAGCCATAAAAGACTATACAGAGAACACAGAGGCAACGTTTGTTTCTTTGATCCCTACGTTTGTTCAACAAGCGGAGCAACGTATATTTCGTACTGTTACTATACCTGAAGTCAGGTCTAACAGCACGGGTACTCTTTTCCAAGGAAATCAATACTTAGAACGCCCTGCCGACTTCTTAGCGGTATTCTCTCTGGCAATTATTGATCCTACTACAGCGGCATACACATACTTGTTAGAAAAAGACGTTAACTTTATGCGCGAAGCATATCCTGTAGCTGCTACTCAAGGTGTGCCCAAGTATTATGGTCAGTTCGATGGTGACGCTGTAACAGCGGCTACAGATGGACACTTTATAATAGGCCCAACACCTAACGCTACATATACCGTAGAGTTACATTATTATTTTGAGCCTAAGTCTATCGTTACTACAAGCACGTCTTGGCTTGGTGAGAACGCTGACACTGTACTTCTTTATGGCTCTTTGGTAGAGGCGTACACGTTTATGAAGGGCGATCCTGATGTTATGCAGTCATATAGAGAACGGTATGAATCTGCGCTACAACAGTTGTCTGTTATTGATGCCGCTAGCAAGGGCGATAGCTATAGGGATGGGAACTTTAGATGAATATGCCGTTTGAAATGTCTGTTGGTAGTGTTGGGGTTAAGACTACTAATAACCGAGGCTTTACCCCTGAAGAAGTCGCGGAACTATGCGTTGATAGGTTGATGATCGTGTCGAATGATGCGCCCCCCGTGATTAGAGATCAAGCCTTGGCTCACAAGGAACGTATGAAAGCTGTAATCGCAGCCTACATGAAACAGGCTATCCAAAGTGATAGAACTACTGTATATAATGCAATCAGTGATGCTGGTCATAAAAAACTAGCTGAATATATAAGGAAAATGTAAATGGCATTCTCAGGAAACTTTATGTGTACCTCTTTCAAAGTTGAAGTTTTGAAGGGTGTCCACAATTTTACCGCTGCATCTAACGTCTTTAAGCTGGCAATGTATACAAACAGCGCAAGTTTCACAGCGGCTACCACAGCTTACACCTCTAGCAATGAAGTTAGTGGCACAAACTACACGGCTAAAGGTAACGCTATAACCACAGTTACTCCTGTCGCATCTAGCACAACGGCTCTGGTAGACATGAACGATGTTGTATTTACCAACGTGACTATTTCTGCCGTTAGAGGCGCATTGATCTTTAACGAGGCAGCTTCGGGTGATCCAACGGTATGTGTGCTTGATTTCGGTGGAGATAAAGCCGCAAGTGCTGGTGACTTTACAGTTGTGATGCCAACCGCAGACGCGAGTAACGCTATTATCCGTATTGCATAATTGAGGTTATAACTCATGCCACTTCCTTATTCTGGCTGGGGCCGTGGCGGTTGGAGTTCTGGCTCTTGGAATAGTCTTAATGAACAAGTCCTAATTGACAATGGCGGTTGGGGTCAAGGCGGTTGGGGTGCTAACGGCTGGAATGTAGGAGAGGTCGTACCGGGAGCCACGGGTTCCGTAGGCTCTACAAGCATATCAATAGCTAAACAACAGGCTGTTACGGGGGTCGCAGGAACAGGCGCTGTTGGGGGTGTCACGGTTAATTTAACCGCAAACATCCCTGTAACGGGCATAACAAGTACGGGCAGTTCTGGTTCTGTATCTACAAGTATTAGCGTTAATCCAAACGCCACAGGTGTTTCTGGCACAGGGGGCGTTGGCTCTGCAACCTCTACAGGGGCGGCAAACTCTTCTGTTACGGGCGTTTTAGGAACAGGGGCCGTAGGGTCAGTGACCACTACAGCCGCAGCTAATATAACAGCAACGGGAGTTAGTGGCACATCTGCGCTTAATACTGTTGTAACTGAGTCTGATGGCAATCTTACGGTACTTGGCCTTAATTCTATTGGATCAGTCGGTGCAACTTCTGTATCATCAAACTCAGCTATTTCTGTAACGGGAATTTCTGGGACAGGTTCAGTAGGTGCCGCTACATCTAGGGTTGGAATTAACGCCAATATAACAAGCGGTGTTGCAGGTGCTGGCGCTGTTGGTGGCGTTGCCGTAGACCTAACGGCTAACATACCCGCAACAGGGGTCACAAGTACTGGCGCAGTAGGTAGTATAACTCAAACGAGTTCTGCAAACCAATCAGCAACGGGAGTTGTTGGTACTGGGGCAATAGGTACGACGAGTAACACTAGCAGCGTAAATCAAACCGTAAATGGTGTATCGGGTACAGGTACTTCTGGTTCGGTAACGGTAAGCGCCAAGGCTAATCCTACTGCAACAGGAGTATCTGGTACTGGCGCGGTAGGCAGCATAACGCAGACAAGCTCCGCAAATATATCTGTTACAGGAGTATCTGGTACAGGTGGCATTGGCTCAACAACTGTTACAGCGGTATCAAACATTAGTGTTGCTGGTGTGGCAGGTGCTGGCGCGGTAGGAGCTACAACGTGTGCCTTTGGTTATGATGTAACGGGTGTGTCTGCTACAGGTTCGGTAGGTTCTGTTACTACAAGTTCAGGCGTTACTCAAAATGTAACAGGTGTTTCTGCAACAGGTAGTGTTGGCTCTCCGTTCGTTTGGAGTAAGATAGTTCCAGCACAAAGTCCTAATTGGACGCCTGTTAGCCCAGCACAAAGTCCTAATTGGACGCCTGTTAGTCCCGCTAACGATGCTCAATGGAAAAAGATTGCGTCTTAACGACAGGCGCGGTACAAAGAAAACAACTTATCTGCTTAGGAAACTCACATGGCTAGTACATATGGAAATGATCTTCGGCTAGAAGAGATTGGTGATGGCGAACAATCTGGTACATGGGGCGCTACAACTAATACAAACCTTGAGCTAATTGCAGAGGCTCTTAGTTTTGGCACTGAAGCTATTACTACCAACGCCGATACACATACCACTACGATTGCAGATGGAGCCACCGATCCGGGTCGCTCTCTGTATTTGAAGTATACAGGAACATTAGACAGCACCTGCACTATTACAATCGCCCCCAACTCCATTAGCAAGACATGGTACATTGAAAACGGTACAAGCGGCTCTCAAAGCATTATTATCTCGCAAGGCTCTGGGGCCAACGTAACAATTCCAACAGGGCAAACTAAGGTTGTTTATTCAGATGGTGCAGGTTCTGGCGCAGCTATGGCTGAGATTGGCACGTTGGGTGTTACTAATCTGAATGTGTCTGGTGATATTACGGTAGGGGATGACCTTACTGTAACAGACGATATGACTGTTGGTGGAACTCTTGGCGTTACTGGGGTTCTAACAGGTACGTCATTAGATATTAGCGGCAATGTAGACATTGATGGCACAACAAACCTTGATGCCGTGGATATTGACGGTGCTGTTCAAATTGATGCAACAGTAAATGTTGGAGTTGATGACACTGGTTATGACGTTAAGTTTTTTGGAGATACTGCCAGTGCATACATGCAGTGGGATGCAAGTGCAGATGATTTAATCCTTGGTGGCGCGGCGGGTCTTGTCGTTCCAGATGGAAAGCTGACGCTGGGATCAACTGCTGTTACATCTACTGGGGCGGAACTCAACATTATGGATGGCGTTACGTCTACCACTGCTGAGTTAAATATTCTTGATGGCGTCACAAGCACTGCGACTGAAATAAATCAATTAGATGCCATTACTCGCGGCAGTATTTTGTATGGTAATGCAAGTGGCGCAACGGCTAGACTAGCTAAGGGTGCTGCTGATACTGTTTTAACCTCAGATGGTACTGACATTAGTTGGGCGGCTGCTGGTGGTGGGGTGACACAAATTGCGTTTCCTAGCGATTGGACTTCACCGACAAACACTTACACTTCATCTGGAACGTGGAGCAAGGGTAGTCTTGCTGACGATGCCAGAGTTTGGTTTTTCTTAGTAACAGGTGGAGGACCGGGATATAAAGCTAGTAGCGGCGCTTCTGGATACGGAGGTCCGGGTGGAACGGCTGTTTTGATTTATGGAACAGCAGGAACATTTGATGGGGCAGCTTATGTTGTTGGCGCTCAAAGCAGCCCCTTAGTTGGTTCACCATATGGCGCTATGGCAACGGGAAATATTACAACCCTTACATTAACCAGTCAAAATGGCGGAACAGTTTTTGGCTCAAATGCGCAATCTACTTCTGGAACTTTAAATTCTGTTGCTGGCCCAACAGTTTCAAGTGTTGTTGAGAGTCAAATTAGAATTACTTCAAATTTTGTTCCTGCTTATGTTTTAAATTTAGGCACAGCTTCAGGTTATGACTATCTTATGCACACGCAAAACACATGGTCAAATGGTCAACAGGGGACGCCTTTAACTGGGCCAACCTCTATTTTTTGTGGTGGTATGGGTGCTTATCATAATGATGCTAATGCTAAGTCTTACGGTGGTGTTAGCCTTCTCTCAGGAAATGGCGGAAATAGTGGTGTAGCTGGCTCAGTTCCGGGAGGTGCAGGTGGCTCAGTAAACGACGATGGAAGTTCTGGTGGTGCTGGTGCTGCTGGAAATGTGCGCGTTTATCATCTTTAAGTAAAAGGATTTTTAGGCATGACTAAAGATTGGTACAACAAAGAAACAGGCGACAAAGCTATCTTTGAAGATAGTGAGGATATGTCCAAATGGCCCGATTTTCAAAAAACAAGACCACCAAGTCCACCTTTTCTGGTAGCAGACCAACGTGCCGCTAGGGATAAAATGTTGGCGGACTCTGATGCTTGGGCTACGGCAGATAGAATAACTGATGAAATTACGGTGTATCGTCAGGCGTTGCGAGATGTTCCAGCACAGTCTGGTTTTCCTTGGGATCATATTTGGCCTACTGTACCATCAGTAATGAGAAATGGCTGATATGAACAAGCGTGTTTCCGCGTAGTATTTTAAAGGTGATGTATGCCATTAACAAAGCTACAGTTTAAGCCCGGAATAAACAGAGAAACCACTTCGTATAGTAACGAGGGTGGTTGGTTCGATAGCGACAAAGTTCGTTTTCGTATGGGCTTTCCTGAAAAAATAGGCGGTTGGGTACGTCAGTCTATATATAACTTTATAGGAACTTGTCGTGCGTTGCACCCTTGGGTGACTTTGTCAGGTGAAAAATTTATTGGTGTCGGTACGTCATTTAAATATTATATTAATGAGGGTGGGTCTTATCAGGATATAACTCCTATACGAATTGCTTCTTCTGCTGTTACCTTTGGGGCAGGGGCAGATACATTAAACGGTGCAATAAACGCTTCAACACAATCTATTATTTTAAACAGTGTGACAGGTTTTCCAACAGGCGGTGGTCTTGTTAAGATTGGCACAGAACAAATAAACTATGCAGGGATTACAAGTTCAACATTAACTGGTTGTGTACGCGGGGCTAATGGAACCACAGCGGCATCTCATTCAAACAGTGCTTCTGTTACTTGTGCCACATTAACTGTGACTGATGCAGACGGACACGGCGCAGTAGAAAATGATTTTGTTACCTTTTCAGGGGCGGCATCCCTTGGTGGTGTAATTACCGCTACCGTGCTTAACCAAGAATACCAAGTTACAAGAGTCCTTAATTCTACAGTTTTTCAAATAGAAGCTCGTTCTGTGGCTGCAATATCCAGTATTACGACAACTTCGGGTCTAAACCCTACCTTTGTTTTTGCTAACACTAGCGACAGTGGTAACGGTGGCGGTTCCGCTGTAGGTGCGTATCAAATTAACGTTGGTCTGGACACCTCTGTTTTAGGTTCGGGGTGGGGCGCAGGAGTATGGGGTCGTGGTACGTGGGGTTCTGCTTCAGACTTAACAGTCCTTGGTGATACGATGCGTATCTGGAGTCATGATAATTTTGGCGAAGACCTGTTAATAAATGTTCGGGACGGGGGTATTTATTATTGGGATAAATCTTCAGGATTAAACAACCGCGCTGTTTTACTATCTGGACTAGCAAATGCCAACAGAACCCCTACTATAGCCAAGCAAGTACTTGTTTCAGACAAAGATAGACATATTATAGCTTTTGGTTGTGATCCTGAAACAGACATTGGCACACAAGACCCCTTACTTATTCGTTTTAGCAGTCAGGAAAGCCTGACTGATTGGGCGGCTACCGTTACTAATACTGCGGGTGATTTAAGAATTGGCGCGGGTTCAGAAATTATAACCGCCGTTGAAACCAGACAACAGGTTCTAGTATTTACAGACGTATCGCTACACGCCATGCAGTTTCTTGGACCGCCGTTTACGTTTGGTATTAACACAGTTTCAGAAAACATCACTACCGCTGGACCTTTATGCGCCGTAGCAGTTAATGACAGCGTTTTTTGGATGGGAAGAAAAGAGTTTTATGTTTACGCAGGTGCGGTAAAAAGGCTTCCCTGCACTGTCAGAGATTATGTTTTTTCTGACTTTAATGAAAACCAAATAGAAAAAGTGTCTGCGGCAACCAACACAGCTTTTTCGGAAATATGGTGGTTTTACCCCTCTAAAAGCAGCGAAGAAAATGATCGTTATGTTGTGTTCAACTATGAGCAGCAAGTATGGTACTATGGCAATCTAAGCCGCACTTGTTGGGTAGATCGTGGCGTTGATGAGCTACCCATAGCCGCAAGCCCTGACCACTATCTTTATGAGCATGAAAGCGGTTTTGATGATGGCAGCACTGCACCAGCAACAGCTTTATTAGCTCACATAGAAAGTAGCCAGATAGATTTAGGTGATGGAGATCAATTTGCGTTTTTGTCCAGAATTATTCCTGACATAACTTTCCGAGATTCCACAACAAATACTCCTGCTGTTACTTTCACACTAGGGGTTAGAAACTTTCCGGGTGGCAACTACTTGCACACAGATGCTAACTCTGTAGGAAAAACTTCTTCTGTTCCTGTTGAGCAATTTACTAAAGAAATTAGAACGCGCTTACGCGGAAGATCGTTTAATTTAAAAATAGAAAACACTGGAACAGAAACCGCTTGGCGATTAGGTACACCTAGAGTTGAAGTTAGACCCGACGGTAGGCGTTAATGTCTAGGAATTTAGTTCGCCCATTTTTTCCAATTCCGCCACAGGAATATGATCTTAATTACTTTAATGAAGTTGTTCGTTCTTTTTCAGTTTATTTAGATCAAATGCAAAACCCCGGAGAGGGTAGACACACTACTTTAGTTTTAACCGAACTGCCGAGTAACGATTCTGGTTTAGAAG